GTAGTTGTGGAGTGGTTAAAGTCGTGGCACCAGAAGTTCCTGAAAATGGAATAGAAAGATTTGAAAAAACTGTTGTGAAATCAGTAGTTCCGCCACTACCACCTCCAGTTCCACTTACAACTCTTAATGATTTATTATTATGAGTTGTAAGTTTTGTAAATCCAGTTGGTGCTGCTGCGTCAGTAAAAATCATTACTGTTCCAGAAGGAATAGTTCCTTTTCCCGAAAAACTTGTTGCGGTCAAAATACCTACATTTAAAAATGCAGTTGTATCATTGATAATACTTGTTGAATTTATTTTATATGCCATTTTATGCGTCCCTAGTTGCTAAAATAACATCAACATATTTAACTCTAACATTTATAGATGTAGATGCTGCCGGTGCCGGATGCGTATGTGTATTATCTCCACCTGTTGGTCCGGTAACTGTATTTCGATCCCCTGGAGAACTCGGCCCAGCATCATTTCCAGGAGCATATCCACCTCCAGGGTGATTATGGGATGCAATCTGTGGAGTCGTTAAAGTTAAATTATTTACAGTTGCTGTAACAGGAATGGTTGTATTTGCTGCTGGAGGGAATGCCGTAGTAAAATCTACTGCTCCTCCAGTTGCTCCACCAGTACCAGAAACAACTCGCAAGGTATAATCATTGTACAAAGTAATCTTTGTAAATCCTGTAGGAGCATTTGCTTGATTAAAAACTACCGTAGCTCCTGCAGGAATAGTTCCCTTTCCGGAAAAACTTGTTGCAGTTATAGTACTTGTACTAATAACTTGACGACTATCATCTATAATAGTGGTTGAATTTATTTTATATGCCATTTTATGCGTCCCTAGATGCTGCTATGATATCAATATATTGGACTCTTAGGTCTGCACTTGCAGTTAAACTTGAACTTGGATGGTCATGACTGTCACCAAGACCTGTTGATCCAGTGGCAGGAAAAGCTCTGAGTCCAGCTCCAGGAGTTGAGTTTACAACACTTCCAGTACCAATACCCCGTGGGTGTGTATGCGATGGCAGTTGTGGAGTTGTTAGAGTAGTAGCTCCATAAGTTTGAGTAATCGATAGTGGTGTTGGTGATGCTGGAAAAGCAGTAGTAAAACTAGTTGCTCCACCAACACTTCCACCACTACTAGAAACAACTCTCAAAGTGCAATCATCATTTGCTGTTAATTTTGTAAATCCTGTTGGGGCATTTGCTTGGAAAAAGTAGCAAACGGTGCCAGACTCAATCATGCCCTTACCAACAAATCCTGTGGCAGTGGCTATTCCAGTTGCATTAATGTTTCCCGAGTTGTCAACTACTACAGTTCCTGAAATTAAATAGGCCACATTAACAACAAAATGGTAACTTTAATCTATTTATCAGCAATTTTTGCTTTGAGTTCTTCAATTTCGACAGAAAGTTCTTTTACTGCTTCGATAAGAACACCAATAATACCATTATAATTTACAGTCTTAGGATCAGTATTAGTAACCAGTTCAGGTAATACTTCCTCCAATTCTTGTGCGATCACACCATAAGATGGTTTATGATCTTTCTTCCATTCAAATCTTACACCACGAAGATCATTTACAAGATTCAGAGCATTATCAACAGTTGTGATATTTTCTTTTAGGTTAAGATCCGACGTTGAATTAAAATCAGTTGCAGTTACAACACCAGTTACAATTGCATCACCAAATACATGAAGTCTTGATGTTCCTGTAGATCCAAGACCTATATTACCAGCAGGACTGATATTAAGTCTTGTTGCTGATTGTGATACATCAGTGATTCTAAATGATGGAGTTGAAGTGCTTCCATAAACATCTAAAGCCCATGCATTTGCATTATCAGTTGAACGAGCAAAAACTATTTCTCCACCATCAAGAGCAGAATCCTGTCTTCCTAATTTAATAGTTCCATGAACGTCTAATGTATTAACTGGTGCATTTGTTCCGATACCAACACTACCAATACCAGTAATAACAAAAGGAGTTGTGTCTGGATTTGCATCATCTTCAACTAAAAGTGCGTTTCCTGATCCTGTCTGAGTAATTCTGACAATATTATCTGTAGAATTTCCTGAGAATACTGCAAGATTTCCACTATAAGTTCCAGCAAATCCAGTAGCAGTTGCAATTCCACTGACAATAATGCCATTATTTGTAAAAATACGACTTGCGGTTGCAACTCCAGTAATATTAACACCATTTGGGTTGACTGTTAGAATTGTATTTCCTACAGATACAACTCCAAACTGTCCAGGTGCTGGAGAGAACCATCCTGTTGTCGAATATCCTTCAAAGTATGCTGATGGAGTACTTGCGGAACCAGTAGAAAATGCAACACCAGCAAGAGATGCATTTAATCCTTGATTGAATGGTGCAGCATCGATCCAAAATGCAGAAGATCCAACACCAAGAACAACTTCATCATAATAAACAAATGTTCTTCCATAATTAATATTGAAGAACAAATCACCATTATTTGCTTCTAGTGAACTTGGGAATGAAGTTCCAATACCAATTGTTCCAGAACCACCACCTTCGAAGAATATGGTTGCAATACCTGCTGAAGAATTATATTGAGTTGTCGAAACTCCAGCACCCTTAAGAGATAAGAAAGTAATACCATAACCAACAACACCACCGGTAGTTCCAATTCCAATACCAGTCGCAGCATTAGATGAAAGGTTTAAGTATCTACCATCACCATAGTAAGTTACGATACCTGATGTTGCAGTTACAATACCAGAACTAATTCTAACAGTTCCAAGAGTAGAAATACCAGTTACTTTTAAATCTGTAAAAGTATTTGGTGCATTTGCAATTGCTGCTTCAATTGTTGCTGTAGTTGTGGCATCAAGAGAACTAATGTTTTGAAGTTCTCTTGATGAACTGATGACCTGAGTTGAACCAATAGAAAGTGATCCAACAGTCGAAACACCACTTACATTTAGACTAGAACCTGTTATATTAGTATAACTTAAAGAAGATCCACTAATAGTGGTTACAACTCCAGAAACTGCATAAAGATTTGGAGTTAATACTGTCCCCGAATTTAAAACAGAAGTATATGTATTACTAAAAGTTGATATTGTACCCGATAAGTTTGTTACAACACCAGAAACAGCATTTACATTAGATGCATTAACAATTCCAAAGTTACCGGTTGTATATGTTAATCCCGTACCAGTAATTGATGTGACAACACCAACATTGATATAACCATTAGATACTAATGCATCTGTAGATTTTAGTGTTGGAATTGTACCAACACCTGATAGTACTAAACTTGTTGCTCCAATACCACCATTAACTTGAAGTTTTTCTGGAGTTGTAGTGGTTCCAACCCCAACTGTATTTTTAGATTTATCAGCAAAAATAAGATTATCGTTTACTTCTAAGCCGTTCTTAACGACAAAATTCTTTTGAAATGCCATCGGTGGAGAGCGCCAACCTTTTTACTTATTTATAAATACTAAAAAACACTTTTAGGAAATCATATGGCTTCGCAAGTATTGAGTGGTTCCTCTAACCCTTCTTATACAAATAATACAGGTCAAAATGTGAGAGTTGTGATTAATTATATGAAGGATACTATATTACAAAGAGCGAACACCTCTGGTACAATTCCCCAACTAGATGGTATTGTAATAACATGGGCTGGTGTTTCGGTAACGCAGTATAATATAAACGCTATTGGAAGAAACCTTGCTACTTTTTCATCTTATCAAGATCAATTCCTCACTTCAAACAATCAATATTTAGTGGGAGGAACATCAGCAGTTTCTGCAAATAATGCTGTGGCAAAAGTTGGCCTTCTTAGTGGAGCACTTCCGACAGAATTAATGCTTGCTCCGGGTCAAACTTTCAGTGCAACCTGCGGCATTTATAATATTGTAGTTATTCCCGAAGCAGGTTAATCAGATAGGAATACTGAATCCACGAGTGGTGAATGGATACATATTCCCCACTCCAGTTTCTGCAGTGATTGTAACATCACCAATTCCATTTGCAGGAGTTATAGAAATTCCAACTCCTGCAACAATCTTGGTAACTCCAATATTACTGATGGTT